ACTTTTTGGCTGCCATACTGTCCTTCGTATTGCGTTGTGCCGGTTGGGGGCGAACCCCCAACCGACAGACGGACTATCGGTTACTTACTTACGGAACATCGAAACGGCACTAGCCGAATCAATGCGGACCTTCCAAGTACCGCTCAACGTGGCGGCAATCGTGGCAAGACCAACCAGAGTCACACCCACACCAGCGGTGAGGGTAATAACATGGGTGGCAGCGGCCTTATTCACAATCGTGAATTCGAACGAAGTTCCAACCACATAATCAGTTGCCGCAGCCACAATTAAAGCGGCCGTTGGGGTTGTTACCGCACGGGCCGCAGTTGGTGTCTGGGTAAAGATTTTGCTATCAATAACCTGCGCCGCTGTTTGCAACGTTGCCTCATCGGCCATTGCTACCTCGGTGCTATTTTCCAATTGTGCCACCCATGCCGCTACACGCGCACGAGTTAAGGCACCAGATGTTGCATTTGCTACTAAAGTCATGATTTCTCCTAATTATTACTGGGTATTTGAGTAGGTTTTATTGCTTTCGTTTGAGGGGCTTTCGCCCCCCAATCAAAATCTTATTACGCCGTCTTGGCGGTTAGTACACCTTGCTTCTTGCGGTTACGGACAGTCAAGTTGCCGTAGCACATGATGAGCGCATAGCGGGCATCAAGGTCTTCCGGACGAATGAACTCGGTCTGTTGGAACCACTTCGCTGAGTGACCAACAAGTGTGATGTACTTGCTGTTCAGGAAGTAGAACGCACCCGTTGGGCAACCCATGTCAAACATGACAGGAGCGGCCTTAAAGAGCAAGTTCTGGAAGCCGGCATCGGCTGTCTTCGTGTCCGAGTAGCGCAGGTTCGGCTGCAACAGAGCCTCGTACTTCTCAAACAAGAGTTGAGTTGTCAAGAGGGTGTCTGGGTGGTCATTACCAACCGACACAGTGTTGTAGGCCGTAGCCATCTTGGCAAGGGTCAGCGCCTCAGAGACGCTGTCCTTGTGCGACTTCCACCATGTGTAGGTCGCGCTGTCGATGTTGCCGACTGTGCCGGTGTTGTCAACCAAGTTGCCAAGACCGTTCCAGTCCTTGCCACCGTTGCCGGCACCAGATGCGAAGAACATCGTGTTGAAGGCTTCACGCATGGACTCTTCAGCCTGCATGATTTTTGCTTCCAACAGGTTGATGATTTCTTGCTCGCCGTTGTTCTTGGCTTCCTCGATACCTGAAATCGAGATGGAAGCAGCGTACTGCTTCCATTCGAACTCGGCAGCACTGATGCCAGTCTGTGGGGTGAGCGCGATTGTGTCGAAGCCGCTGTACGAACCAACGGTGTCGTTGAGGCCGTAAATCAAAGGCTCAACAATCTTGGTACCACCACTGAGCATGCGGATACGACCCTTTTCCATCAACGCGTAAGTCAATGGTCGAGCCGAGAATACGTTGTCGGTCAACTGCTTGCGATAATTCGCAAGGGTTGTAGTTAGGATTGCGTCAAAATTACTGTTTGCCATGAGATTCTCTCCTTAAAGAGTTACTCGCCCAGTTCCCGCTTTGCGGCGTCCCAGGCGTCTTTTAGTGATGTGATAGGTGCGGCTGACACGTCGGCACTTGATGCTGTAGAACCGCCCGAAACAATTGACGCCTGTCGCTTGGACTCCGTGATTCGCCTGGTTTCATCCAACTTCTGTTGTTCTACTTTGTTGGTTTCCATGCGGTTCTCGAAAATCCTATCGAAAGCGGATTGCTTAAAGACTGCCTCTAAATCCGTTGTCCCCGTGGCTATTGCCTTGGATAAAACTTCATCAGCATTAAAATCCTCGCCGTATCTTGCCTGAAGCGTTTGAACAGTTTTGTTCAACTCATCCATGGCCTTCTGTTGTTCGAAGACCTGAACTCGCTGCTCTAACTGCCGATACTGTTTGGCAACCGGGTCTGCGAACAATTCATCTTCCTCAGATGGCTGTTGCTGCGTACCGTAATGTTGACTTAACAGTTCCAGAGTGCCGGCTGGATTGTTTTGCAGGGCTTCCTGCAACGCTGAACCAAACTGCACCTGTCGCCTTTGCTCGCTGAGTTCCTGTGTCTTGCGGGTATAATCCGCTTGACGCTGGTATCCAGAAAGCGCCTCCTTGAGTGGGACCTTGACTTCTTTCCCGTCAACGACCACCGAGACATATCTGTCTCCGTATTCGTCAGCCGATAAAAGGTCAACTTCTTGCTCTGGTGTGGCTTCAACTACATCGCCTTCGACTTCTTGTCCCAAGTCTGTGGTTTCGACCACATCTACGGGGGAAATCTCCGTCACGACTTCATCGCTAATTGCTGTACTCATTTATGGAGTCCTTTTCGGGTTGCTCTACCTATAGGGGTTTATCGTTACATTTCCGTGCCATCAGGCATCACACGGGGTCCCGGCGGCATCTCGGGGGGCATACCCTGTGGGGGCAAACCATCAGGACCAGGCTCCGGGATACCCTGCGGGCTGATGGGCTGTGGGCCCATCTGCGGCTGAAGAATAAACGAACCTGCCGCCTTGATACCAAAACCGTACTGAAGAACATAGTTCGCCAACTTTGGCATGTCGATGATACCAGCACCCGCAAAGGGTGCCATAGCATCCACAACCTGCATCGCCATCTGACGACGAACCGACTCATTCACGGGGGCGGTAGAACCACCCTCGACCTCAAAGTCGAACTCACCCTTGATATATTCGCTATCAAAGTTCAGCCAAGCCTGTTGGGCGTTCATCCCGACAACCCTGATTGCCTGCTCGCCAGTCATGTACTGCTGTGCCAGCATTACAAGCCTGCGAGCACAAGCCGCAATACCAGCCTCCACAATCGCTAACTTGTCAGCAACACGAGCGTTCGAGGCGTCATTGATAATGCCCGCCTCGGTAGCCGTACGTCGAATCTCACTTACAGTACCACTTTGGTACTCATTCACACCCGAAACCCACTTAATGTCTTCGGCAATCAGACTGGACTGGTTGTAGAACTCGGGGGGGTTAATAATCGCCGGCATCGGCAGAATGACGTTCTGCAACGGCTCTTCCGTAATGACGGGAACCATCACATTGTCCTCATCCGATTCCAACGAAGCACGCCCGTCGCCATCAAAGGCAGACTCTTTGAACAGCCACTTACGGGAATACCGCTTACGGTGGTTCATCATCTGCGTACGGGTCTGGTTCAACTCATGCTGTAGCGGCTCAATGGCTTCCAGTTCACCCATTGGGTAGAAGGTTTCTGGAACGTCATAGTTCCGCAACATGACAAAAGGGTGCCCGAAAGAGAAGGGATTCTTGGTGGGGTTGACAAGGAACTTGTCAGCCCCGTCGCAGAACACAGAGATGGTGTCTCGGTCAATATCGTAATATTCCCAAATCTCCACATAGGAATCTTCGGCGCTCATATACTGGCGCGGACGATAATCCTCGGTGCCCCACTTGGAATAGTGACTAGGGGCTGCCTCAACCCTTGCCGTCGTGTTGTAACGACGGTCCTTCTTGACCTCTTCCAAAGGACGACGAATACGCTGGGCAATCCACTTGATGTCGGACATACCGGTCGCATCCGGGTCAACAAACACGTCGAACGGAGACACGCGCTCCACAAACGGCCTGTCCTCGGTGATAATCAGGTCACTCTCGGTGATTGACTCTGGAGTCAACGCCGCCAACTCGTCAGAGTTGTCGTAGTTCTCCTTCTCTTTTTCCACAAAACGGTAACCCGTCTTGAGCCATCCGTGACCGGCAATAACCATGTCCTTGGTGGCACGACGAAACTCTGGCTGGCATTCAAAATGCCGCCACCAATAGTTCACAATTTCCTCCGTGACAACAGCACGGTCGGCGTCCTCGGGACGACGAGCATTCACCGTTATCTTGGGGTAGTTGACGGTGACACCGGGAAGGATGACGTTAATCGTGGCGAAGGCAACGTTAATTAAAAGACGGTCTTCGCTGTTCTGGGACACCTTGTAGTGCTTGCCCCGATACAGGTCAATGAGGCGACTCCAAAGGTCGTCGTACTCTTCCTCTTTGCGCCACTTCTTGGACTGCACTATCTTCGAGCGATACGCCGTCAGCAAGTCTGCGTTGGATTTTCGTGCCATTATCGTACCATCCTATTTGGGTTGGTGGTTTGTAATATGGTCGATAACGATAGTTCGCAAAACACCGACCTCATCCCTGACTTCTTTGATGTCCGTTTTCATGTCAGACCTTGCGCCTTTAATTTCATCCCACAGTTTGTTGATTAAACCCGTCGTATCGTTGGAACCACGCTTGATAAAGGCGGCCAACAAACTACCGACCACAGCAACTGACGCTGAAAAAACTGCCGCAAGTCCGACATCCATCAGATGAGAATTTTCCTTGTCGAAATTTTCTCCGCCGTAATCCCAGCCGCCAATGCCTGACTCTCTTGGAGTATCTGGCGCTGTCTAACGGTTGGGCCATGAAAGTCCTCTTTGCCATAAGTAAACCCCAGACTGACCGTACCAACGTGGCACTTAAAGCAAATGGAACCGCGATTGGGCAATTCTGAGTCCACAAAAGTGTTCAAACAGGTAATACAGCGGAATTCTTTCATCCCTATAGGCGTGTTCGTTACTATTTCAAAGTTGACTGGTTACCACGCACATTGAAAGCCCCAATGGACGGGGATTTGACCTTCGTCACCTTGACAATACGCTCACTCCACCAGTCCAAGGTGTTGCGCTTTGGCCTCATGTCAACCCGATATTCAGGCAACCAGACATACTTGAGCATCTGGTTGGCAATCGCCAGGGATATTACCCTGTCGTCGTGGGGTGAACCATGCGTCTTCCCGTTCGATTCACGGACGAAAGTCCTGAGTTCGGCCAGCGTGGCCGAACATGGGACCCAAAGGGAACCATCACGCATCGCTCCATTCAACTCGTCAATCGCCAAAGGCTTAGAAACCGATGTCGTTCGCCAACCCAGGGCTTCCCCGATTGTCTCATACGCCTTGCCTAGACGGCGCTGTCTGAAGATATTCTTATAACCAGCGCGTTGCAACGCTTTCAGCGTTGTCAACCCGTGGTTATTGGACTCGGGAGCGACTAGCGCCCCATTGTAGTACCGACCAAGGGCATACAGAATTTCTTCACCAAAGATGTCGGGGTCCACATGACCGTGCCAATGTGCCACAATTGTTCCGCTCTCGGCATCAATGACATGGGCCGAACTGTAGTCACCGTGACCGAGCCCTTCCGCCACATCCGCTCCGATGACATAAACAACCCCCAACTGTGGAAAGTCCCAGATACACAGTTCTCCGCCATCTTCCCTAAAAAGGTATACATTCTTCCCTTGCTCCTTGTGGAGGTAACCACGCTCGGGTTCTTCAATCTCCATGTCCCTCAGGGCATCCAGGTCAAATACGGGACGACCCGAACGAATGAATGCTTCTTCAGCGTTATCGGGATACTCTTGCGCGAGTTGCCAGTCTGGCAGGTCGCGCTGCTTCGTGGCATACCACGCCGCATC